GATCTACAGCCGTGAGCGTCCTGGCGAGCTGGCCAACTTCGACGAAGCCCTGGGCGCCCTCGTTGAGCAGTACCCCTACCGCGACCACATCCTGAAGGGTACCGGCGCCAATGGCGGCGGCGCACCGAACGGCGGTGGCGCTCCATCCGGCAAGAAAACCGTTAACCGCCAGTCCTTCGACACGATGGGCGCATCCGAGCGTCAGTCGTTCCTCAAGGAAGGCGGGACCGTTACTGACTGATCAAGGAGTCAATCATGGCTAACACCCTCACCGGGCTCATCCCCGACATGTACGAAGCGCTCGACGTGGTGTCGCGCGAGCTGACCGGTTTCATTCCGGCAGTATCCCGCAGCTCCGAAGTTGCGCGTGCAGCACTGAACCAGCAAGTTCTGGTGCCGGTTACTACCGCTGCCAGTTCCGCTGACAACACCCCGGGCGTCACCGCGCCGAACACTGGCGACACCACCGTCGACAACGTAGCCGTCTCGATCACCAAGTCCAAGCACGTCCCTGTGCGCTGGAACGGTGAAGAGACTCGCGGCCTGCAGAATGCCGGCACTTTCTCGACCATCCAGGCCGACCGCTTCTATCAAGCGATGCGGACCCTGGTGAACGAGATCGAGGCGGACCTGTGGGGCGAGGCCTACAAAAACGCCAGCCGCGCCTATGGCACTGCGGGCACCACTCCTTTCGGAACTGCCGCAGACATGAGCGATTTCGCTGGCGTCCTGCGCATCCTCGAAGAAAACGGCGCCCCGACCAACGATCTGCAGTTGGCCCTGGGTCACGCTGCAATCGGCAACCTGCGCGGCAAGCAGTCTGGCCTGTTCAAGGTCAACGAGGCAGGCTCCAGCGACATGCTGCGCAACGGCATGACTGATCGCATCATGGGCATGGCTCTGCGTCACTCCCATGCTGTCGGCGTGCACACCAAGGGCACCGGTGCAAGCTACGTTACCAGTGGCTCGACCGCTGTCGGCGTGAGCGACATTGCCCTGGTAACCGGTACGGGTACTGTCCTGGCTGGCGACGTTGCTACCTTCGCGGCCGATTCGGCCAACAAGTACATCGTCAACACCGGAGTGGCCGCACCGGGCACCATCAGCATCGGCAAGCCGGGCGCTCGCGTGACCATCCCGACCGCCAACGCGCTGACTGTCGGCAACAGCTACACCCCGAACGTCGCCTTTGCCCGCTCGGCCATCGTCCTCGCAACGCGCGCCCCCGCCCTTCCGGAAGGTGGTGACGCGGCCGACGACGTGATGATGATCACCGATCCGCGCACCGGCCTGTCGTTCGAAGTGGCCGTGTATCGGCAGTTCCTGCAGACCGTCTACCACGTCCGTCTGGCTTGGGGCTTCCGCGCCATCAAGCCGGAGCACATCGGCGTGCTGATCGGTTAATCCAACGCAACGACAACCAGGGGCTTCGGCCCCTGCGTTGTTTCTGGAGAAAGCAAAATGGCTGGACTTACCAAAGAGCAGAAAGCGGCCAAGGCCCTGATGGCTAAGGCTGTGGAACTGAGCGGCGTCACCGCCGAAGAATTTGCCAAGCTGTCCGAGGATGATCAGGCAGGTTTTACCGCCAAAGCGCAGGAGGCTATCGACGCCGCTGCAGCCGAGGCAAAACGCCTGGAGGACGAAAAGGCTGCTGACAACTCCCACCTGATCAAGGTCAGCAAGGACGGCGTTGAACTCGACGTGCATCCGACCGCGCTTGCAGCGCACAAGAACCTTGGCTGGAAAGAGGTGTAAGTCATGGCTCTGGTGATCGAAAACGGGAGCATCGTGGCCGGCGCCGAAAGCTTTGCCACGGCTGCCGAGCTGGTCACCTACGCGGCCAACTTCGGCCGCACAATTCCCAGCGACACGACTGCACAGGAAGCCCTGCTGCGCCGTGCCGCTTTGCAAATGAGCGCGATGTCGTGGAAGGGCGGCTTGGTCAACGAACTGCAAGCCCTGTCCTGGCCGCGCTACGACGTGTACCGCGACAACTGGCTGGTTCCTTCAAACTCCATTCCCCCGCAGATCAAGGCCGGCCAGATGGCGCTGGCTACCGAGATCCATGCCGACGACCTGGCACCGCCTGAGCTGAAGAAAGGCCCGGTAGTTCGTAACCGCGTAGAGGGTGCCGTCGACGTGCAGTATGGCCAGGCGGCCGGGTATGTGTCCCGCCCAGCAGCCACCCGCCAGTCCTACGCCCAGTTCGGCCCATTCCTGCAGTCTTCTATGCAAGTGGCCTTGGTGCGCGGCTGATGGCCTTCTATGACGACATGGCCCAGGTTGCGCTGGAGCTTATAACCGAGTTCGGCTCCGAACAAACCCTGCGCGACGTGACTGCCGGCGTGTACGACGAAGTGGCAGGGGAATGGACGACCGAGCCAACCGACCTTGAGCAGCCCGCGCAGCTGATCTTGCTCGACTACACCCTGCAGGAATCCGGCCTGATGTACGCCGAGGGATCGCAGATCCAGAAGGGCGACAAGAAGATCATCATCGCCGCCAAGGATCTAGCCTGGCCGCCTGCGCTCACCACGAAAGTGGATGTCGACGGCGTGCTCTGGCAGATCGTGAACATCAAGGAAGCCAACCCGGCAGGCACGCCGCTTGTGTACTTCTGCCAGGGGCGTAAGTGATGAGCTTCAAGAGCGACATGGCCAGGGCGACGCGCAAGATCGAGCAAGCGCATAACCAGATCGTCCGTACCGCGACTATCGACCTGTTCAGCGGCACGATCCGTGACACCCCGGTCGACACTGGGCGCGCCCGTGGCAACTGGGTCACCCAAGTTGATACGCCTGCCCAAGGCGTGATCGAGCGCGACGACAAATCAGGCGCTGCAGCAATCGCTGAGGTCATCGCCAAGACGCCAGAGGGCGCCGGCCAGGAAACGACCATGGCAAATTCACTCCCGTACGTAGATCGTTTGGAAAATGGATACAGCCAGCAAGCTCCTGCTGGAATGGTCCGCAGAAACCTGGCCCGCGTTCAGCGCATCGTCCAAGCCGCCATATCGAAATTCAGGGTCTGACATGTCCGAAGCCAAGATTCAGTCCGCACTTGTGCAGGGCCTGGTAGCTGCTGCGCTAGGGATTACCACCGGCGGCGAGGGCAAGAGCTTCACTCCGCCCAGTACCGCTACGCCATGGGCTGCCTGGTTCAACCTGCCGGCGTCCACTGACGTGGCATCGCTCGGCGTCGGCGGCAGCGACGAAACCACCGGCATTTTCCAGGTCGATCTGAATTACCCGCTCAACGACGGCACCGCCAACATCCTCGGCGCCGTGCAGAAGCTGCGCGACTACTTCGTTGCCGGCCGCCGCCTGGTCTATCAGGGCCAGTGCGTGAAGGTCGAGCGCGTCACCCGCAACAACCTCCGGCCCGTCGACGGCTGGCAGCAAATCAACGTCTCCATCTACTACATCGCTCAAACCGTCCGCCCGGAGGTATAACCCATGTCCTGCTTTGGCAACGGCTCTGCCGTCAAGCTCTACTACGTGCGCGAATACGGCACGATGACTGCCGACACCATCAGCGCGGCCGCTTCCGGCTCGACGTTCGCTGATTCCGGCTCTGGCTTCATCACGACCGGCAAGTTCGCGGTTGGCCACATCATCACAGTGTCTGGCTTTACCACTGCCGCGAACAACGGCCAGTTCAAGATCGCAACTGTTGCGGCCGGCGCGATCACCGTCACCGACATCTACGGCAACGCGGTAACCCTGGTGGACGAGGCGGCCGGCGATACCGTGACGATCACCCAGGAAGGCGGAATTCCGGCCAACCCTGAGTTCAAGCCGGTGCGCTTCGTCTCCGAAGGCCTGAGCCCGAACATCAACCAGATCGAGTCCAACGAGATTAACCAGGCCCGCCAGCGTGCGCCGAGCCGTGGCGGTACCTACAGCGTTGCCGGCGAGATCGCCGCCGAGGTCAGCTTTGCCAGCTTCGACGACCTGATCGAGGCCGCCATGCAAGGCGTGTGGGCCGCTGATGAACTGGTCATCGGCTCTACCGAGCGCAGCTTTGCGATCCTCGAGCGCCACACCGACATCAGCGCCGACTACGTGTATCGCGGCAGCCGCGTGGCCACCATGAACATCGCCGCGCCGCTGGGCGACAAGGCCACCATCACCTTCGGCATGCTCGGCACCAAGGCCGAGGCCTACACCGTGCCAGGTGGCGCCACCTTCGCCTCAGCGACCACCAGCGACATGATGGTGACCACCAACGGTTCGTTCACTGAGGACGGCGACGCGATCACCTACGCCACCGAGTGGAACATGACCCTCGACAACGGCATGGAAGCGGCCTTCTCCCTGTTCCAACGCGAGGCCTATTGCGTCACCAACGGCATCGCCTCCGTCAGCGGCACCATGAGCGCCTACCTGAAGGACGGCACCCTGTGGGCCAAGGTGCTGAACGAGACCGAGACCAGCCACACCGTTGTGCTGGAAGAGGGCGCCGACAGTTACACCATCGAGCTGCCGAAGGTTCGCTACACCCAGGGCCAGAAGCAGGTCAGCGGCCCTGGCGCGGTGATCCCGCAGTACACCTACTCGGCCGGCTATGACGGCACCACCACCCTGCGCATCACCCGGAGCTAAGCATGACGGGAATTGACGCTTTCAAGACGCGCGGCAAGGCGAACGAAGGGATTCGTATCACCCTGTCGCAGCCGGACGGCACGCCGACCGAGCATTGGATGCAGGTCCGGTCGGTCTGGTCGGATGACTACCAGGCTGCACGCTCTGAGCTGATCCGCCAGGCCATTGAGGACGGCAAGCGCCTGGCCGAAGCCAAGCCGGAAGAAGCGGCCGAACTGAAGCATGAGGCCGACCGCCGCCGCCGCGCCAAACTGTGCGCCTCGCTGATTGCCGGATGGTCGTTCGAAGATCTGGAGTTCAGCGAAGAAGCCGCCGCCGAGTTCCTGCTTGAAGCGCCGCAGATTCTGGTGCACATCGAGAAGATTGCCGAGGACGACCGGCGTTTTTTCGCGAACGGATCAGCCAGCTTGTCGAATGGGGAAAGTCCGAGCTGATCCTGCTGCGCCCGCCTCCCGGTTCGGATGAGCCACTGCGCGAGCATCTGCAGCGAATCGAGAAAGCCACCGGGCACCAGCCAAAGGAACTGGCCGATCAGCCCGAATGCCCCGCCGAACTCTCCTACCTGTGGGAATGGTTCTGGCAACTCCCCCGCAGCTTCAACTTCACCGAAATGTTCCATTGGTCTCAGCTCACCCGCCGCAACCTGCGCGCTTGGGAGGCTGAGGTATTGGCCGATCTGCAGCGAGTCTGGATATGACCGAATACGCTAAGCTTGTCGTCAGCGTCGACAGCCGCCAGGCACGCACTGCGGATGCAGACCTTGACCGACTTGGGCGGACGGCTGGCCGTACTGAATCGGCGACCAACCAGCTTACCGGTGCGTTCCGGCGCCTGGCTGGTCCGCTTGCGGCTGTAATCAGCGCGCGGGAGATCGCCCAAGCTGCTGAGAACTACACCACCCTGACGAACCGTCTGCGCCTGGTTACCAATGGCACGGAAGAGCTGGTAGCGGCGCAGGATGCTGTTTTCAGGATCGCCCAGGAATCACGCCAGCCACTGGCCGCGACTGCTGAGCTGTACCAGCGCATTGCCGCCAACTCGCAAGAGCTTGGCTTGTCGGCCAACGAGATCGTGTCCGTCGTGGATACGGTCAACAAGACGCTCGCCATCAGCGGCAGCAGCGCGGCAGCAGCGTCCGGTGCGCTCGTCCAGTTGGGCCAGGCCTTCGCGTCCGGACAACTGCGCGGCGAAGAGCTGAACGCCGTTCTGGAGGCTGCGCCACCGCTGGCCAAGGCCATTGCTGACGGCCTCGGCGTAACCGTGGGCGAACTGCGCAAACTCGGCGCAGACGGCCAGCTCACCGCCGATGCTGTGGCCCAGGCCATCATCAAGAGTGGCGAAGCGATTGATCAGTCCTTCGGTAACATCCAGACCACTGGTGGCCAGGCACTCACCGTACTGGGCAACAGCCTCACCAAGGTGATTGGCGAGCTTGACGGCGCAACCGGTGCCAGCGCGCTGTTTGCTGATTCCGTGGTTGGCCTGGCCAGCTATCTGGATTCAGGCCAGCTCACTGACGGCCTGATCGAGACCTTCAACATCTGGTCGGCAAGCATCGGCGCCATTGGCAACGACATCGCGTCGCTCGAGCTTGAGTTTGACGGCCTGCAGGAGAATGGCAGCAGCGTCGCGTCCTTCCTCGCTGATGCTTTCCAGCAGATGCCGGCCAACCTGCGCGCCGGGGTGCAGATCGCCACAGTAGAAGTGGCCTCCCTATTCGATAAGGCCGTTGCCTACGCCCAGTACGCTGGCAGTGCCATCAAGGCGGCATTCACCGATGCGACAGAGGCGCAAGCGGCGCAAGAGCTTGAGCAGACGCTGATCCGCATCAACGGTGTGCGTGGCGAAAGCCTGGACAGCATCCTGAGCGAGCGCGACGCGATCCTCCAGGCTGCCGAGGCAAACCGCCAGCGCGCGGCAGAAGAGCGCAAGCAGCGCGACGCCGACCGCGCCGCTCGCCAAGCGCAGATCGCAGAGCTTCGCAAGGGGCTGCAAGGACGCGATATCAGCCTTGGCGGTGCCGGTGGTGCTGACAAGGCAGCCAAGGAGGCGCAGCGCACCGCCGAGCGGTTGCAGCAGCTGTACCAGAGCACAGAGCAGGGCCTTGCGCGTCAGGTCGCACTGTTCGGCCAAACCACAGAAGCCGCCCGCGTTCGCTATGAGGTCGAGAACGGCGAACTCGCCAAGCTCAATGGCGCGCAGCAGGAAAGGCTGATCGGTCTTGCCGAGGAAATCGACAAGCTCAACCAGATCAAGAAGGACCGCGAAGAGGCTGCGGCGACTGAACAATACACCGCCGCACTACGCGACCAGATCACAGCCCGCCGCAACGCCATCGACATCGAGATTGAGGCCATTGGCGTAGGAGAGCGTCAGGCCGAGACGCTGCGTCAGTTGAACGAGCTTGAGTTTGAGTATGCCCGCCGTCTGGAAGAACTTTCCCGCGCACAGGGCACATCTGCCGCCCTTAGCGCTGAAGCCTATCAAGCCCGAGTCCAGGCCCTGCGATCAGCAATGGAAGAAGAGGTTCGCCTGGTCGAAGAGGGCGAGCGCCGCAAGGAAGAAGCGCGCGCCAACGGCATAAATGGCGTGAACAAGGCCACGCAGGACTACATCAACAACGCCAAAGACCTCGCCTCGCAGTTTGAGGGCGTGACCAATACGACCTTGAACGGGCTCGAGGAAGGCATTGCACAGTTCGTGACAACCGGGAAACTGAGCTTTACCGACCTTGCCAACTCCATCATTGCCGACCTTGCGCGCATTGCTGCTCGCCAGTTGGTTTCGAATGCCGCCTCCGGCCTGCTTGGCGCATTTGGTGGTGGAGCCGGTGCCGCTGCAGGCGCTGGCGGCGGAGGGGCTGGGCTGGCTGGTCTGTTCGCAAGCTTCGCCGGCTTCTTTGACTCTGGCGGGCGTATCCCAACTGGCGGCTGGGGCATCGTCGGCGAGCGCGGACCTGAAATCGTGCGCGGCCCCGCCAACGTCACTGGGCGTGAGGAAACGGCGCGCCAGATGACCACGAACCGCAACATGAGCCTCACGCAGAACCTCTACCTACAGGGGCGCGCTGATAACCGCACGATGTCCCAGGCGGCAAACGCGGCCGCTCGCGAACAGCGCATCATTCAAGCCAGGTTCGGGGGCTGAACCATGTTCAATGAAGCAAGATTGCTGGACAAGGTTGCCTACGGCTCGGAGTTCGGGCAGGAGTTCAATACCCGAGTGAAGGCTCTGCGCTCTGGCGTTGAGCGCAGGAATGCTAACTGGTCTATGCCGCTGGGCAAGTACCGCGTGCTGTACGACCGCCTTAACGCGCCTGACCACCTATTGGTTGCTCGCGCCCACATGGCTTGCATGGGATCGCTGATCGCCTTCAGGTTCAAAGACTGGACAGACTTCGAAGCAAATGCAGAAAGCCTTGGCGAGGCCACTGGTGCGGAGCAGCAGGTACAACTGGTCAAGGCCTACCCGTTCGGTTCGATAACGCTCTCGCGCGTCATCAAGAAGCCGGTGAATGGGTCGGTGACCATCTACGCCAACGGATCGCCGATCAGCGCGACAATCGACTACACGACCGGCGTCGCGACCTTTACCGCCACAGATGGCGACGCAATCACCTGGTCTGGTCAGTTCGACATTCCCGTGCGGTTTGAGTCAGACCGCCTGGATGTCTCCGCAGATTCGCGCGGGCAGAATGGCCTGATCCTCTCGTCCGATGTTGGCTTGGTCGAGGTGCGTCTGTGAGGCGTATCCCTGACGCGCTGCGCGCACACCTGCAGCAGCCTGTCACAACGACGTGTCGCCTGCTGAAAATCACGCTGGCGGACGGCCGCCAGTTCGGCATGACGACCTTGGATCGAGCCGTGACTTACCAGGGCGTTGAGTACAGCGCAATCAACGGCATCAATACGTCGATCATCGCGACCGACACCGGGCTAAGCGTAGACAACGCAGAGGCCACCGCTCTTCTTTCTTCCGATATTGAAGGGATCACGGTCGAGATGGCCCTGGCCGGCGATCTTGATGACGCCCAATGGGAAATGATGCTGATCAACTGGGCCGATATCTCCATGGGCCACATGGTGATCGACGCGGGCGATATCGGCGAAGTGCGGATCGTAGACGATATGGTCTACATCCCGGAGCTGCTGAGCTTCGCAATGCGGCTGCAGCAGAGCATCGGGCATGTCTGGTCGCGCCGCTGCCGTGCGATTTTCGGGACTCCGGCGAACAGCCAGACAGGTTGCGGGGTTGATGCTGAATCCATGTGGCAGGCCGGCGAGGTAACGGGCATTGGCGATGAGCCTCAGCGGGTGTTCGCTGACTCCGGTTTATCAATGGACCCTGAGCCGGTACCTGGCCGCCTCCGCTGGCTGACTGGCCCCAACACATCCAATCGTCTGTATCAGGTCGAGGCCTACAGTGCTGTCAGCGGCACCATCGCTCTGCTTGAGCCGGTGCCGTTCCCTGTCGCCGTTGGCCACACATTCGAGATCCGCCGCGACTGTAACAAGTCGCCGAGCAACTGCATCGGCTACAGCAATCTTCTCAACTACAAGGGAGAGCCATTTATCCCGGTCGGCGATGGCCTGGAGACGATGACGCCCAGTGCGCAGGTGTTCGGGGGTCTGAGTGGATCAGCAATCGTCGATTGATGCCTGCATTGCCGAGGCGCGCAGCTATATCGGTGTCAAGTGGCGGCACCGTGGGCGCTCAAGGTTCGGGATCGACTGCATCGGTCTGCTCGTCCGTGCGTGCGCGGCTGGTGGAATCCAGATGCGTGATCGCGTCGACTATGGCCGTGAGCCCTGGAAAGACGGCCTGGAACGCGAGATGCGAGAGCACTTTGGCGAACCAGTCAATGACCTTGCGGCCGGAGATGTGGTGCTGATGCGCTGGGACGAGCGGCCAGAGCCTTGCCACGTCGGCATCATCGGCTCAGACCAGTACGGACTCACGCTGATTCACAGCTACAGCATGATCAGCGTGACAGAGCACGGCATTGACGACGCCTGGCGCAAACGAATCGTGATGGTGTTCAGACCATGGCACAGGTAGCGGTAGGTGTAGCCGGCGCAGTAGCCGGCTTTTTTATTGGTGGCCCTGCCGGCGCCTTCTACGGGTTCTCAGCCGGTATGGCGCTCGGAGGGATGCTGTTCTCCAAGACCAAACCGATACGCCAGACGCTCGGGCAGATCGCCAACCAGACAGCGAAGGAAGGCGACCCAAGAGTCATTGTGTGGGGCAGGGTGCGGCCCATCGGCGGGAACATCATTCACTGCCAGGCGCCGGTCAAGCGCTTTGTCACCACGTCCAGTAGCGGCGGCGGCAAGGGCGGCTCAAAGAAGAAACAGGAGACGAAGACAGAGCACGTTTATCGGACCTACGCCATTGGCGTATGCGAAGGTCCGATCACTGCATTCACGCGCATCTGGCGCAACAACAAGCTGGTCTACGACGGGCGTGGCACGTCATGGGGCGCCGCAAACAATCACGTCTTCTTGGGCAAGTTCAGGCTCTACTTGGGCGCCTGGAACCAGATGCCGGACCCGACGCTACAGGCTATATGGGGCAGCGGTAATGTCCCGGCCTATCGCGGCACGGCATACATGGTGTCGATCGACGAAGACCTGACCGACCAGGGCGGAATGGTGCCTCAATGGCAGTTCGAGGTAGAGCGCGCAGAGGGTAACTTTTTATCGTCGAGACCGTATTCCGCAGAACAGGAAGACTCGATGTATACGGACGGACTTGCAATCGGAGGCGCTTACCCGCCCAGTCTCGTTGACGAAATGGTCACGGCAAGTCTTCCGCTTGATGGGGAACTCAGAAGTATTTATCAAGAATACGCTGAATGGCAGATTGAAGAGATTAATCTATCCGGCTCGCCCTTAGACGGTATATTGACCGATGCTTTCAGGCAATATACCGACTGGCCGCTTGAGGAAATGCAACTAGGCGGTGCCCCGCAAAATGGCAATCTCGACGTCAAGTTGATCGGATACACAGAATGGCAGATTGAAGAGATTAATCTATTCGGCTCGCCGTTAGACGGAACTTTAACTTGAGGTTTACATTATGAATATATGGGTTCCCAAATTTAAAATTATTGAGCCGGATAGAGAGATCCCTGTTGCATCTGGCGGTTTAGCAGGTGAGTTTCAATTGACCGCCAGTGCACCAGGTAGGGCGCCGCGTAAAAGCCCATGGTTTAGTAATCTCATATTGAATAACGGTCTTGATTCTGCTGGTTCAACGCCTGCTTTACTTCAAAGGTGTGCAGTCGGCACAGGCACAACCGCGCCAAACATTGCGCAGAACTCACTGGTAAGTCAGATCGCTGTAACTTCTGACGTGCAGTCTAACGTCGTCGAAACCGAACCTACTACGCCGTATCGCATCACAAAGACTGTTAGGTACAGATTCGCTCAAGGTGCGGCAGCTGGGAACTTGACGGAAGTAGCTGTGGGGACTAATACAGGAACCCCTATGAGCGCCTGGTCGCGCGAGCTAATCCGCGATCAGTTTGGGAACCCGATCTCATTTCCTGTTCTGGCTGACGAATTTCTAGATGTCACATATCGCATAACAGGTTATCCGCCGCTTTCTGATCTTGAGGGTACGATAAACATCAGCGGGACCCCTTACGATTTCGTAATGCGCGCCGCACAAGTCGGTACAGTTTCGGGTAACACCGCAGGCTGGTCTTTCGCTTGGGCGACTGGTGCTCTATTTTTTGCGGGTGCCGGTCAGACTAACGCTTTTGAGTTTGTGGCCCGTGCGTCGAATATCGGGGGTATCACAGAGGCACCTATAGGAACGAGTTTTAACGCCAGTAGCTACACAAACGGCTCATACTCGAACGGTAATTATTACCGCGACTCCGTACCGTTATGGGGTCTAAACGCAGGTAACGTGCCGGGAGGTATTCGCAGCGTCCAATGGACTACCGGAAGGGCGTCGGCGACAAACGGGTCCAGGATGAATTTCCAGATTCAATATAATCCGCCAATTCCGAAGAACGACACGCAAATACTGACGCTCCCTATGCGCCATACATGGGGCAGAACGTAATGCTACCGCAAAACGTATTATCGACTACTCCTGTTAGAGGTGTGTTTGCCGGTGCGCGTTCACTCGGTATAACGAACACAATCGACTATCACGATGGGGGTATCGCAATCCAAGACCCGTCCAGGGGTCTATTGTATCAACGCTGGAGAGCCCGGTTGCTCGATGCCGGCGAGTCGGGCAGTAGGGTTATTCTTGATTCACCTAACACGCCAGAGTTCATGTTGTATCAGGAACCTGGAATAACTGAAATAAGTATAGCTTTTGATCAGAACATGAATCCCGCGCTTGCATATGTACAAGAGGGGGCGGCTAAGCTTTGGTGGTATGACAGTATGGTTGGTGAGATGGTGGTTTACAATTTGCCAACTTCCGCCATCACGCCGAGGATCGCACTAGACGATCAGCGTTTATCTGGTCAGGGTCTGAACGATCTGATTGTCGCCTATAAAATAGGAAATAATCTCTACTATAGACAGCAACGTGACAGATTCCTAACGCAAATCGACCCGACCGCCGATCTACCAGAACCGAGCAGGACAAATCAAAGGGCGATCATTGCCTCTAGCGGAGGAATTATTAAGATCGGACTCAGTCGTCGATTAAGATTTCAATTCATGTTGGATATCGTATGAGCAGACCCGGATTATCCTACGAACCGATTTTGGCGGCTTGGGCTGTGGGTTCGGTAGTTCGTGAAATATGCGAACGGGCGGGTCTACCTTATGATGCGCTTGATGTTGACCTGGTTGAAGGCTACGTCGAGGGTTTTTCGACCACCAGCGCCCAGTCCGCAGCAAGCGCCATTGATGCCCTGGCCGGCGTGTTCCTGTTCGATGCAGCTAATTACGGCGGCGTGTTGAACTTCATCCCGCGCGGCGGAAATCCGGTGGCCACCATTGAGCTGTCGGATCTGATCGACGATGGCGAGGAAATCGAGCGCTCTGTGCGCCGCGACAGCATTACCGTACCGCGCGTGATCAACCTGCAGTATTACGACACTGAAGGCGGTTTGACAGCGGATAAGCAGACCTCTGACAGAAGCCTTGACAGCCGCAGCGTCTCGGAGAACACCACTGAAACAACGGTAATCATGCGGGCCAATGACGCGGCTAAGGTCGCCGTCATCAGCCACAAGGTGGCCATCGAGGAACAGCGCGGGGAGGTTCAATTCTCGCTGCCTGATAGCTGGCTGGAGCTGACGACGGCTGACGTTGTGATATTTCGCGGCGAGCGCGTGCGCATCACTGAATGCCAGATCGATGACGGCCAGCAGAATTACAAAGCCACCTACGACCGCCAGAGCGCATACGAAACAGAAATCAATGGCGTTCCAATCGAACAGCCGAGCGAGCCGCCTAGTCTGGTGATCAGCGAAAGCCGCATGGAGTTAATTGACTCACATATCCTTAGCAGTTCGGACGACACCTTGGGTTACTACGTGGCCGTCTCCAGCGTTGGCCTGAATTGGACCGGCGCTGTTGTCGAAATCAGCAAGGACGGCGGGGCGAACTGGATCGATAGCGATAGCACGACCAGCAACGCGATCATGGGCTCTCTCACCGCATCACTGCCAGCGCATACGCACTGGTATCGAGACGACGTTAACACGCTCACGGTGCAGCTGCTGCGCGATGACATGGAGCTCATCCCGGCGACGATGACCGAGATGCTGAACCGGGCCAACCTTGCGCTGATCGGCGACGAGCTGATCAACTTCTCCGGCGTTAACCAGATCAGCGAGACTGAGTGGGAATTGACCGGCCTTCTACGAGGCAGGAAGGGCACCGCCGCTGTATCCCACTCTGCCGGCGAGCGGTTCGTTTTGCTTGATCGTCTTTCCCTGGCGTTCGTCGAGGCCGAGTTGTTCGAGCTCAACCGCGAGCTGACATTCCGCGTAACTTCGTTCGGCCTGACAGACGGGCCGACCACCACGATTACGTTCCTGGGGCGGTCGCAGCAGGAGCGTCAGCCTGCCTACCTGCAGGCCGTTCGCGATGGCTCAGACCTTCATGTCAGCTGGCAGGGTGTTGGCCGGCTCGGTGGCGGCGCCAGTGTCGCCATGGGCGCCTACTTCACTGGGTTCAGAATCACATTAGGAGCCACCACGGTCGGTACCACAGCGCGCACCGTCACAATCCCCTATAGCGCCGGCACTTTATCAGTGCGGCAACTCAACTCGATTACCGGGCCTGGCCCGGCCGCAACGGTGACCGTATGAGCAGCGTAAACAACAACATCCCGTTTGTGCCAGAGAACACCATCGATCCTGCCGCTGGCCTGAATCTTTCAATCAACATCATCGACGCAATTATGCAGATCGCTGTCGTTTCGGTAGGTGCAAACACGCCACCAGGCAGCCCTGCTACCGGCGCGCGTTATATCGTCGGCACCTCGCCAACGGGCGCATGGGCAGGGCAGGCGAACAAACTGGCACGCTGGCTGGACAGCGTATGGTCATTCTTCGATGCTCGATATGCCGTCAACCTGACAGACAGCCAGCTGTACATTCGCGGCGCTTCCGGTTGGGCGTCTGTCTCCGGCGGTAGCGGTATGACGAACCCGATGACGACCGCGGGCGACATTATCGTTGGCGGTACGTCTGGCTCCCCCGCGCGACTGGCCATCGGATCAGAGGGGCAAGTACCCGTTGTTCGAAGTGGTGCGCTGGTTTACGAAGACCAGGCAGGCGGCACGGTGCCGTACGCGCCCGTAGTTACTGAATCCACCACTGCACGAACTCTTTCGCTTGCCGACGCTGGGGACTACATACGTTTCACGAATGCGTCAGCCTCTACCTGCACGGTGCCTCCGCAGTCCTCGGAGGCGTGGGCGGCTTACACAGAGATTCATGTTCGGCGAACCGGTGCAGGCAACCTGACTTTGACGCCGGGATCTGGCGTTACCCTCAACGCGCCTAGCGGCGGAACCCTAGTGTTGACTGCTGGCATGAGCGTAACGCTCAAACGCTCAGCTGAAAACGTATGGGACGTGATCGGTCAAACGGTGGCCGCATGATCCCGGGAATTGTGGCAGGGCAGATGCGCGGGCCGTCTGGCGGCGCTACTGATCCTTTCTGGTCAAGTGTGGTGTCACTACTGCATTTCGATGGAGCTGATGACAGTACAACCTTCACCGACCAGCGCGGCAAGACTTGGACGCCTGCCAGTACGGCAAGACTTGACACGGCGCAACAGAAATTCGGTACGGCCTCTCTTCTTCTAGAGAGTACAGGCCAGTACATCAGTACGCCTACTAGCTCAGATTTCGCCTATGGAACCGGCGACTTCACTATCGAGTTCTGGATGCGCCCAACATCTGTTAGCGGTGCACAGCTGATCTACGACCAGAAGTCGACGACCAGCGAAACACAGCCCAGCATTCTGCTGAACACCTCAAATCTACAATTTGTCACAAACAACACGACGCGCATATCTATCAGCGGCGTAACGATAAATACCTGGCATCACGTCGCATTATGTAGATCTGGTACGTCTACAAGACTGTTCCTCAACGGAAGTGCTGGCTCTGTCTTCACTGACTCTGCCAACTACCCCGCGCCTCCCACCGCTGTCTACGTAGGCACGGCAGGCAATGCAGTCGGAAACGCCAGCTTTGACTTCGGCGGATGGATCGATGAGCTTAGAGTGACCAAGGGTGCCGCCCGGTATACCTCGAACTTCACCCCGCCAACTGCAGCATTCCCCAGCAGCTGAAGATTGATTCGGCCCGCTTCTGCGGGCTTTTTTTGTGCCTGGAGAAATCATGCGTACATCACAGCAAGGACTTGACCTGATCAAGTCCTTCGAAGGACTGCGCCTGTCTGCCTACAAGTGCCCGGCTGACGTGTGGACTATCGGCTACGGCACGACTGCCGGCGTAAAGCCTGGGCAGGTGATCTCGAAGGAGCGTGCCGAAGAGCTGCTGCGCGAGGACGTAACCAAGGTTGAGGCGCAGGTCTTGCGCACCATCAAGGTTCAGCTGAAACAGGGCCAATTCGACGCCCTGGTGTCCTTCACCTACAACCTCGGCGCCGGAAACCTTGCCAACTCTACCCTGGCGCGATTGCTGAACGCAGGCGACTACATGGGCGCTGCGGCTCAGTTCGACCGCTGGAACAAGGCGGGCGGCAAGGTGATGAAGGGGCTTGTTGCTCGGCGCGCCGCTGAGCGTGCCATGTTCGAGGACAGGTCATGACCGCCTGGCTAAAGCTGGTTCCCGCATGGGCCTGGTGGGTGCTTGCCTTGGCCGTTGTAGCCGGTGGGCAGCAGGTTAGGGTGCTTTCGGCCCAGGCTGTAGCCGCTGAGGCACAGACTGCGCTGGCCAACTACCGCACCGAGGTTGCAGAGCGCGACCGGCGAGCGGCGATGTTCCTCATTCAGGAAAACCAGCGGCGCCAGGCCGCTACGGAGAAAGCAGATGCAGAAGCCCAGCAACAACTGGCTGCAGCGCGTGGCGATGCTGAGCGTGCTGGCAGTGCTCTTGAGCGGCTCAAGCTGCGCCTCGCAGCAGCTGAGCAGCGCAGTCGTGACGCCGGCAATTCCATCACTGCCCAGCTCGGCCAGGCAGCCGAAGACGCCGCCCGAATGCGTGCCGACATGCTCGGCCGGCTTGGAGCGGCTGCTGGATTCTATGCTGGCATCGCCGACCAACGAGGAATAGCTGGGGCGACGTGTGAGAAAGCGTATGACGGTTTGAGGGGGGAGTAATTGCCCAGAGCGGGCGAGAAATGATGTTGCTGAAAAGCTGCTGAGGCGTGGAGGAATCCACGGTAATCCACAGCAACTTTCAACAACCTTGGCCAGTAAACATCAGTGTTTCCGGGCCTTGAATGGTGGAGCCGGGGGGATTTGAACCCCCGGTTATTCGGCAGATTTGCTGGCTTGCGCATGATTTGTTGCTGAAATGCCGCTGATCTGTTGATGTTTTCCGCGCTCGTAACCCCTGCCGGCGAGGAATCCAAAGTAGCAGGCCGCCACTAGCAGCAACGCTGGTATTTCAATCATGCTGACTCCTCATTATGGATTTGAACCGGCGTCCCGAACATCCTAGCCGCCTTGTTTCCTGCAGGTGGCTTATTCCTCCCCAAAACCATGGCTACACGCCTGATTCTGTGGTTACGCCAGACGACGCTTTTTGCATGGCCGAAACTGGCTTAATGCTTTGATATTGAAGGAGAATCCGCGCATTGCTGCCGTGTCCCAGGCCTTGATGCCATACAGGACGTAACTCATTGATCTTCCTCTGATGAGTGGCGTGCCGGAAGGTCCGGGAAATACGGCGGGCCATTATGCCACGTCGCGTCCAGACGTGGCGGCGGCT